AGAAGGGTATCTGATGGATGTAGAGTCTTTTGTGCTGATTCTTATTCTGGTGGTCGCTTTTATTCCGTTTGCCTTGATGGATCTGTTCAGAGACCCTGAGGAAAACGCAAAGCGAATCGTCGATGAACAGAAGTTCGAATGGAGGCATCACTAATGGCAGAACCCTACGGCACCATAGCCAAGTATCGCAATGCATTGGCTATCAAGAAGCACAATGCCATCATTCAGCCGTGGGCTTCTGCTATGGCTCTTGACGTTGCAGCTGTGTTCTGGGCTACGTGGAAAGGTATTGAGGAGCGACTGCCTGAGGGAGATGAAATCCTCGAAGCAGAAAAACCTCGTGATTCCCGTGACCTGAAGAACAAATATAGCGCGATAATAAGGGTCGAGGTCAAGCGACACTCTGCTGAATTGCAGCATGTAATCGAGAATTACATTTATCGAGTGTGGCTTGCAGGTGCTGTAGAGCAATGCCGTGACCTCGGGTGCACTGGGTGGTTCTTCTCATCCCTGTCGAAGTCGTCAACTTCATCTGAATCCGCCAGTGCACCCGATGGTGCCTCTCTTCAGGAGGCACCCAGAGTCCGCAATGTTAAGGCGGATAAGTCTGGATGGGTGTCACTTCCTAACTTCAGAGCACAAGAGTACGCTAAGAAGCATGCTGCAGAGGCTGTAACGCAGATCAACGACACCACTCGCAAGGAGATCGCGCGTATTGTCTCCGATGGCGTCAAGTCTGGTTCTTCTTACAACGATATAGCCAATGCTATCAAAGACAAGTTCGAGGAATTCGCAGTCCCGATGCCCCAGAAGCATGTGTCGAATCGTGCTGTGCTGGTCGCTGTCACAGAGCTAGCGAATGCCTACTGTGAGGGAAACGCTCAGGTCGGTAACTACCTTCAGGACAATGGCGTTAAGATGATGAAGGCATGGCAGACGCTTGAGGACGACCGTGTGTCTGACGGCTGCAAGGAGAACGAGCGTGTCGGCTGGATACCGATTAACAAAGAGTTCCCCAGTGGTCACATGCATCCGCCTCGTTTCCCAGGATGCCGATGCGATTTCCTTCAGGATATCCTCGAAGAAGACATGCTGGGCAAGCCAATCGAGGCTTTGTACGGTAAGCAGTACACCAACAGTGCTGTTAACATCACGAAAAGCTCGCCAAGCAAGACCGTTTCTTCTCAGGTGCAACAGGTTACTCCTAGCAAGAAAACAAAGGCTGGTAAGGCGGCTTCAAAACGTGTCGGTGTTTCTAGCGCCCCCAGTTGGGATAAATGGGATCTGAAAGGTGTAGAAGAGAAGATTAATTCGCTGAGACCTGAAGACTACCATATAGCAATGGATGCATTCGCAAAAGGCGACGAATCTGAGTTCGCAAGCTGTGCTGGAGGAAAGCTTCCAGATGTAGTTAAATTGCTCAGAGACAAAAAGGCCTCGTTTTCTTCCATGCCAGAGCCTTTGAAGGATTCAATTCAGACCTACACGGGATCTTACTACCTACAAATGAACGAGTATCTCAGAAAAGGTCGTAAAGTAAACAGCCTTTTCTCTGATGAAAAAGTCAGGACTCACGTCGAAAATGCAGAAAATGCGATTAAAAAATACGGAGTTACATCTCATCCGATTGTTGTGAACCGAGGATTCGATGGAGATCTCTGGGATTCATGGAAAGAAGGTGAGACTAAACAGATTCCTGAGTTCGTATCGACCTCTGTGAAAAGCACAGGTTTTCGCAAAGATAATATAGCGCATATTTATGTCCCACCGAATAAGGGATGTGGGATATATGTAGATGGTGAGTCTAAAAACCCAAGAGAATGGGAATATCTCATCGCCCCAGACTCGAAGTTTAAAGTACATCATATTGAAGACAATGAGTGGGGCGGGAAAGACTTCTGGCTCGAGCTTATACCTTAGGAGAAACGATGACAGACTTTTTTCATTACGAGGATTCACCTGGACCAGGTCATAGTGTCGATGAGCCCATCAGGGCAAAGCAGCCTATGTGCCTTATGTGCAAGTACCTTCTAGGCTTCACTCCAGGTGCCAAGCCGTACTGCAAGGCATTTCCAAACGGCATTCCCGACAAGTTTTGGGATGCTAAGGTCGATCATACCGTTCCATACACAGGTGATAGTGGCATTACATTTGAGCCTTAGAGCAGTTAAAGCTCACTATTCCAGATGGAACTTAGCTTTCTCGCCTTGTTACTAGAGAGATAATTCTTCAAGAACGTGCTGCGCATGCATGGAAAAGCACTCGCAGCACGTTTCTTTGTAAGAATGTGTGGCTTGACGGGAGGTGAACATGGATAACATCACATTCTTGGGCTCACTGCTCACTGAAGCAGACAAAGCCGTAGGCAAGTACCCTGTCAAGGTCATTCAGCCTGGTTGGGGTTCTTCTGGTTACTATTCCGAGACCGTTCTTGCAGCTTCTGCACAGCTTTTCGAGGGTGCGCAGATGTTCTGGAACCACCCAAAGTCCTCCGACAACTACGAGCGTCCTGAGCGAGACCTTCGAGATCTCGCAGGCGTGCTCACGAACGTCCGTTATGAGGAGACCAATGCGAATGGTGCTGGTATCTACGGTGATGCTATCGTGTTCGAACCTTTCCGTGAGACTCTGAACGAAATTGGACCATACATTGGCGTGTCTATTCGCGCTGGTGGCAAGGTTCACGAGGGTGAAGCTGAGGGTCGCGCAGGTCTTCTGGTGGAAGAGATTAATCTCGTCCAGTCTGTTGACTTTGTGACTCGCGCTGGAGCTGGTGGCAAGGTTCTGGCTCAGTTTGCTGAGGCTGCACGAAGCCCATACAACGTACTTGAAAACGTAAATGAGGAGGAATCTATGAATCTTGAGGAAGCTCTCAACGCCATTGGTGAGCGAGACAACACCATCAATGGTCTGAACACGCAGCTTTCCGAGGCTCAGGGTCAGATCGATACCCTCACCCAGGAGCTTGCACGCCTCAACGAGGCACATATGCTTACTGAGTGCGGTGCAATCGTCGCTGCAGAGCTGAAGGAGAGCGACCTGCCTGAGGTCACCAAGGAGCGTATCCAGCAGGAGGCTGGTAAGTTCATGGCGACTAAGGATGAGGACAATAAGAAGAAGCTCGACAAGGACAAGGTGAAGCAGTCTGTCCAGGAGGCTATCAAGGCTGAGGCTGAGTACATCAGTAAGCTGTCTGGTGGCATTAACGTTACTGGCATGGGCTCCAAGGGTCACGAGAACGACGATGATCTTGCAGAGGCTGTCGACCTTACCGATGCCTTCAAGGCTATGGGTCTGTCCGAGAGCGCGGCTAAGATTGCCGCTAATGGCCGCTAAGGAGGAAACGAATGGCTAAGAACTTTGTTCAGGTCGGCGAGAACCTGACGCTCCCTGTCACCGAGGACGTTAAGAGCGGTGAACTCGTTCAGGTCGGCGAGATTATTGGTGTCGCTCTCACCGATGCTAAGACCGACGACGGTACCAACTACTACACGACCATCGCTACGAAGGGTGTGTGGAACCTGACGCTGAAGGCGACCACTACGGTCGGTGACGTTGTTTCTACTCAGCCGAAGGGTGGTGGTAAGGCAGTTCCTGTTGGTTTTGCGCTTGAGGCTGTTACGCATTCCAGCACGGACATCGTTGTCCCTGTGCTGCTTTGCCTCGGTCTCGCCTATGGTGCTGCAGACCCTGTCAGCGCGTAAAGAAAGGTGTGAATAATGGCTGAGTTTCTTGAGCTTGTAGAGTCTATCAACGCAGAGGCTGCGACTGCAGATAAGCTCTTTGGTGGCGAGGGTGTGCGAATCACTCCTCGCAACAATCCGCAGTACAACAAGAATCTGGCTGAGGCTGCGAATCTTGTCGCGAATCTTGTTCAGCGTGGCAACAAGCTGGATATGTATCGCTTCCAGGAGGCACTGACCACCAGCGACTTCCCGATTTATTTCGGTGACCTGCTTGACCGTCAGATTCTCGCTTCCTACGCTGAGGCTCCCCAGACTTACACCCAGTGGGCTAAGGTCTCTGAGGTGGCTGACTTCCGTCCTGCCAAGCGTTATGCTATGGACGGTGGCGAGGCTGCGCTTAAGACCGTTGATGAGCTGGGCGAGTACAAGTCTGTCGGTCGTCGCGAGTCTGAGCTCCAGTTCTCTGTGAAGAAGTTTGGTGCTCGTTTCGACATCTCCTGGGAGGCTATGATCGATGACGATCTGTCCCTCCTTACCGACCAGCCTACGCGCTTTGGTAAGGCTGCTCGTCGTACCGAGGAGCGAGAGGCTACCAAGCTCCTCATGAACAACACGTTCTTCTCTTCTAATAACGACAACCTCATGTCGTCCAATCCGCTCACGGTTCAGAACCTTCAGAAGGCTATCGAGAAGTTCACCGCTAAGGTGGACGACGATGGCGAGCCTATCATGGTCGGTCCTGCCATCCTCATGGTTCCCCCTGCGCTTGAGGTCACTGCGAACAACATCCTCAACGCTTCCGAGTTCCTTGCATGGGACGGTGGCCAGGAGTCCTTCCAGATGCGTACGAACAACTGGCTGAAGGGCAAGCTTAAGCTTGTTGTCAACCACTACCTCCCTGTCCTCGATAAGACGCATGGCTCCGACGCTTACTACCTGCTCGCAGACCCGTCCGCTGCTCGTGGTGCCGTTGAGTTTGCATTCCTCCGTGGTCACCGCTCTCCTGAGCTGTTCATGAAGTCTCCGAATGCCATGTCTGTCGGTGGCGCTTCTGCTGGTGCTATGGCTGGCGACTTCGACCACGATGCCATCGGCTACAAGGTACGTCACGTCATGGGCGGTACGGTCATTGATCCGAAGTGCGCTCTCAAGTCTGTGGGTGCGTAAGGAGGCACCATGGGACAGTACGCTGACAAGGTGAAGCTGGTTCGGCTTCTCACTGGAGACAAGGCTGTTGACGATTACGTCTTCACTGACGATGAGATGGAGTCGTTCCTTGAGCTGAGCAACGGCAACGTTTACTACGCTGCTGCTGATGCGCTCGACGCCATTGCCGCCAATGCAGCGTACACGCTTAAGGTGCTGACTATTCTGGATGTTACCACGAACGGACAAGCGACTGCGGAGGCGATTCGAGCTTCCGCAGCCGCTCTCCGTACCAAGGCTGATGCGGACGCAGCTAACACCATTGTATGTGGCGTAGTTAATGTGGTTACTCCTCAGTTGCCTACGCATTGGCGTCCGTGGTGGGAGGCTCTCGCATGAAACTCCTAGGCAATGGCTGGCAGGACATGCTGAAAGGCTACTTTGACCACACAGTCACGTTCTACAAGCCGACTAAAGAGCAGGACTCCACAGGACAAGTTCTCGATAAGTTCGAGGAAGTGGAGGCTCTGACCGATATCCCCTGTGCAGTTGGCAATCGAAACCTAGCTAAGACGAGCAATACCCAGTCCAGCTATGGTTCAGAGGAGGGATTCGTCCGCATCCTGATCGCAGATGCCCATCCTGAGATTAAAATCGGCTGGAAGGCGGTCATTGACCATATGGACAGTGAGCCGTATCTCGTTCAGGAGCGCACTCCTAACCAGTCAGCCGATGTTAGCGAGATACCTGTAAGTAGGTGGTATTAATGGCTAAGAACACACCTGGAGTGAGCGTATATCTTGACTCTGGCAAGACCGCTCGGGTGCTTTCCAAGTTCACTTATATTGGTGAGCAAGCAATGCCGACTGAGCTGAAGGCTTTGATGGCGGGAGCGAATACTGTCGTCAACTCTGCCAAGCGTCGAGTACCAAAGAAGACGGGTACGCTTTCCCGTTCAATCCACATGGAACCTGAATCTGACAGTGGCGTGCTCGTTGGTACGGACGTCAAGTACGCAAAGTACGTTGAGCAGGGGACTGCTAGGATGAAGGGTCGTCCGTACCTCCAACCTGCACTGACTGAGAACCAGCAGCGCATTCAGAATCGAGTTCAGAGGGCAATGCAGCAGATGATTGCCAGTCAAGGAGCATAAATGGCTGACATGGCGACAGCTACACAGTTTGACGTTGGAGAGCTTCTCAGAGGCATCATCATTAGCGACGCTAAGATGGCTTCTAAGGTGGGGTCACGTGTGTATCCTGGCGAGCTGCCAGACACCACCTCATATGAGCCGAATTCGCCAGACCTTCCAGCCATTCACTATTCGCTCGTTGATGACATTGAGGCAGATGCTGCTCCGATTTCTCGCTCCAGCTGGCAGCTCACGGTTGTCGCAAGCACACAGTCTGAGCTCCAGAGCACCTGTGGCACACTAAAAAAGCTGCTCCACAGATACAAGAAAGACCGTATCCGTTACATCGAATACGTCAATTCGTCCACAGAATGGGATACTGAGGTTAAAACTCCGTATTCCCCTATGACCTTTAGGGTCACGTTCTACTAGAAAGGATGGTGCAACCATGGCTCAGACTACAGTCCAGCATCCCGAGACTATCCGCTTTGGCTCTGGTCGACTGGAGATTGGTAAGTCTCTAGATAGCCTGGTAGACGTCGGTGCGCTCACTGGCGTCCACTTCACCCACGAACTTGGAGACAAGGTCACCATTACTAGCGATAATACTGGTGTTATTCTTGAGCGTGCTGGCACCCAGACTGCTAAGGTCGAGGCGAACCTCATGGAGATTAACCTCGACACGCTTGCAGTTTATATGGGTGGCGTAAGCAAGCTCGAGACCGTTGCAGGTTCTCAGCAGACGGTCACCAATGAGGAGCACACACTCAAGGGTACCACGTTCATTCGACTTGATCATCGTATGAGTGATGGCAATGCGGTCACCATCGATTCCGTCAAGAAGAAGGGTAGCTCTGCTGCTGCTGTCGAGGACACAGACTATGTCGT